ATTCTGTTGAAGTTGAATCTCCGGACGGATTTGTTCCCGTATCAGCATTTGTTGATAAAGGAGACTGGCCAGAATACGTTCTAAGTACATCTAGCGGAAAAACAGTTAGGTGTAACTCTGACCATTTATTTGAAACCCCTTTCGGATGGAAAAAATCCGCAGCAATGGTGAATATATCTGACGCAAAGGTGCTGACTGCTGATGGATGGGAAGAGTGTTCCGTTATAAAAACGGAAAATAAAATTCCTATTGTTGATATACAGGTAGAGCATAAGAACCATAGATATTATACCGAAGGAGTTTCTTCACATAATACTGGTGTAGGAAAATCCTTGTTTATGTGCCATGTTGCTGCTGGTGCTATGGTACAAGGAAGAAATGTTTTATATATAACACTCGAAATGGCAGAAGAAAAGATTGCTGAGAGAATTGATGCAAATCTACTTAATGTTACTATAGATGATTTACTGGAACTTCCTAAGGATATGTATGATAAGAAGGTCACGAGGGTTCGTGAAAAGACTACGGGTAAACTTATTATTAAAGAGTATCCTACGGCATCTGCATCGGCTACTCATTTTAGGACTCTACTTAACGAACTTAACCTTAAGCGTAATTTTATCCCAGATATTATCTTTATTGATTATCTTAATATTTGTTGTTCTTCACGGGTTAAAGCTGGTGCTAATGTTAATTCCTATACCTATGTTAAAGCAATTGCTGAAGAACTTAGAGGATTGGCTGTTGAACATAATGTGCCTATTGTTAGTGCCACTCAAACAACGAGAAGTGGATTTACATCATCGGATCCTGGCCTGGAAGATACGAGTGAATCGTTCGGACTTCCCGCCACCGCAGACTTGATGTTTGCTCTAATAAACTCGGAAGAACTTGAAGAACTAGGGCAAATGATGGTAAAACAGTTGAAAAATAGGTATTCTGATCCAACACATTTTAAACGATTTACGATTGGTGTGGATAGGTCCAAGATGCGATTATATGATGTAGAGCAGTCTGCTCAAACAGGTATTGCTGATGCTGGTCATCAAGGCCTTGGTGCTCACAATAAAATTAAACAAGAGAAAAAATCTTTTGATGGTTTTAAAATATGATATTAATTCAACGATTGATAACGCTAAAAAGTTGACAGAAAAGAAAAGATATTATACATCAGATTTTGGGTATAATAACTCCGTTGATTATATAAATTGTAAAACCGATAACTTGATTCCTGGTGCTAATTACGAGAAACATGAATTAAGTAATATCATTGAATGGTGGCGGAGTAAAGCTATAAATAGATACGAAACCCTTAAATCTGAGGGTAGATTGAGGACAGAACTTGAAATCTGGACTTCAGGTAAAGACATTCAAATTATTAGGTAAATATTATGATAGAAATTGTTAAAAAAATAATTGATTATGAATTTGAAAAAGCTCAAATCTTATCCGAAAAAGAAAAACTTAAATTAATTAAAGAACTATTAAAATTTAAATATAGAAAAGTACCTTTAATTGAAATTGAATTAATGGTAGAAGAATTGGATTTATAAATGGCACTCGTTGATTTTGATAAACTTGCAAAGCAGTATGAAAACACCGATGATTTTGGTTTCTCTGCCGTATCAGAAGAAGAATATAATTCTGTAATCAATAAATCTACTGCTAGTGTAGAAGATTATAAAGAACGGTTACAAGAATTGGAAAAAATAATTATTCCTTTTCTCACTAAGTTACATTCGACCGGAGATAAAGAATATATATACTGGCCAAATAGAAAAAATCTTATTGAAAAACAAATTGAGAAAATACTGAAACTAACAAGAGATTGATTATGAACGCTACAGTTATTATACCAACTACAGGTGCTCCTGAAGTTCGAAATGCAATTGAATCTGTTTTAAAACAAACACACAATGCCCGATGTTATGTTGTAGTGGATGGCCAAGAAAATTTTGATAAGACAGCAGAAATACTCAAAGAATTTAAAAACAATCAACATATAGACATCTGTTTTCTACCTCAGAATGTAGGTAAGAACGGTTTTTATGGTCACCGCGTATATGCTTCCTTCACTCATCTAATCAACACCGACTTTGTTTTATACTTAGATCAAGATAATTGGTTTGAGTCTAATCATGTGCAATCATGTATTGATAAGATTACAAATAATAAGATAGAATGGTGTTATTCTCTCAGAAAAATATGTGATAAGAATGGAAACTTTCTTTGTAATGATGATTGTGAGTCGTTGGGTAAATGGCAATGTTTTCAGAATTATAATCATGTAGATACCAATACATACTGTATTCCCACACAGATTGCTATTAAATTAGCATCAACATGGCATGGAGGATGGGGTCAGGACAGGGTATTTTTACAAACAATATCACACCACTTCCCGAAATTCTATTGTACGGGTGAATATACAGTAAACTATCGTGTTGATGGTAATATGGGTTCTGTTAAAAAAGAATTCTTTGAAGAAGGTAATAAAATAATGAATCAAAAATATAATGGAGTATTGCCATGGCAAAAGATTTAATTATCGGTGGTTTCACAAATTATGGTATTAATCAACTTAAACCATGGGTGATCTCCGCAAAAGAAGTATCAGATGATACTGATGTTGTTCTGGTGATGGGTAATGCAACCCAAGAGACGGTGACATGGTTACAAGAACAAGGTGTTATTGTTGTTCCTATGTTACAAGTGCCCAATATTCCAATTCATGTGTTACGATTCTTATCCATCTATGAGTATCTCCAGAAGAATTGGAAATCATATCGGTATGTTGTTACCACAGATGTTAAAGATGTTTATTTTCAAACTAATCCTTTTCATTTTATAGATTCTGTTTTTGGCAATTTGGCCTTCTGGGGTGGACTTATTATAGCATCTGAAGGACTTAAATATAAAGATGAACCTTGGGGTAATGATAATCTTTTTCAAGCATATGGTCAATATGTCCATAATGAATTTAAAGAGAATGAAATCTTTAATGTTGGAACTTTTGGCGGTATATCAGAATATGTAAAAGATATGGTATTTCATATTTTCACTAATGGGATTAATAGACCTATTCCCATTGTCGATCAAGCAGTGTTCAATGTATTAGTTAACACACAACCATTCAAAGATGTTGTGTATAAATCATCTTCTTGGGCATGTGAATTAGGTACTGTTATGGATCCATCAAAGATTGAACAGTTCAGACCAAATTTATTGTTTAGTGAACCTACAGTGAAAGATGGAATCGTATTGAATAATGATGGTAAACCTTTTCCAATCGTACATCAATGGGATCGTGTTCCTGAATTAAAAAAGAATGTCCAACTAAGATATGGTCAAGAAGATGATTCACAATATATTACGTTTAGGACAATATGAACGAAAATTATGAAGTAGTTGATCCTGGTCATTGGTACCAAAAACCAACAGGAAAGATAATGGAGTACGATAACAAGTATATGCAATATTATACAACAATGGACGATTCGATGTCGAAACTCCGTTATGATCTATTATCGAAGTATGTTGATTTTAAAAGCGTATGTGATTTCGGATATGGCGATGGTGCTTTTTTAAAATATTGTCGAGAAAAAAATCATGATTGTTATGGACATGATATTTCTAATTATCCTTTGCCCGAAAATGTAAAATTTGTTAAGAATATTCAAAATGTTAATGTTGATGTAATCACATTCTTTGATTCATTAGAACATATACCTATAAAAAATTTATCTCCTTTTTTGAGTGGATTAAATACTAATTATGTTATAATTTCATTACCCTGGTTTCATGAAAACATGGGCATGGAATGGTTTAGAACATGGAAACATAGAAAAGAGAATGAACACTTTCACCATTTTGATGTGCATGGATTGATCGAATTATTAAGAAAATCTCACTTCTTACCTATTCATGTTTGTAATGGAGAAGATGTGATTAGAAAACCCGTTTCTTATTTACCCAATATATTAACTATTATAGCGAAAAAAATATGAGT